AGGGCTCCTGGTCCATTACCTATCAGCAATATTTTATTTTCTTTTTTCATTATGTAGGATCATTTCTAGTCACTATGACTGTATCTACCTCTGGGCCAGCATCATTGTCTACATGGACCTCAGCAGATACTAGACCTCCTGGATCAGGTCCAAAGGACTCAACAGTCAGAGTAAAGTCTCCAGTCTCAGATGTCCCAGATGTTATCTTAAAAAAGCCATATCCATCCCCAGTGTCTACTCTTGATACAGATGTATTCATACTGTCTGGAGTTACATTGACAGTAGTAGAGTCTGAGTCTGATGGACCCAGCAGAGACAAAGTACTAGCAGCTATTACTATAGATGGAGCTGGAGTGGTTGTGGTTGTGGTCGTGGTTGTGGTTGTGGTCGTGGTCGTGGTAGTAGTTGCATCTACAAGATCCTGCCATACCTCTACCCATTCTCCATCCATCTCACAGGCTTTGTCATCCAGGACTCCTCCTGTTAGCATCATAGCCCCTCCCAGTCTATACTCTATGATAGAGGTCATAAAATCCAGCCTCCCTCTGACCAGTCCCTGGAGGACATTGTTATGAGTTAGCTTTTGCTTTTTCATAAACCTGGATAAGTTTGCCAGGAGAGTTACATTAGAATATAAATAGAGTCCATTCCTGGGCTTCCATAAATTTGTAGGGACCCCTGTAGTTAGCAGCAGGGCTCCTCCATAAATAGCCTGGGCATTGGTTATCCCAGGAGCATCTCCCAGCTCTACCTCTATAGGCTTTAGCTTTATGTCTGAGTCATTCCCTACATCATAGTCAGTGACCTGATCATCTGGGATGGCTGTCCCATCATTGGTCACTATATTAAACTGGACCTCCTTGATTATCATCTCCACAGCAGAGCCATAGACTGGCTGATGAAAGGCTATGTAAATGCTGGTAGTGCTGGCCAGGATAGATGGAGTCTCAAATTCCAGGGTCTCAAATTGATCAGCTACTGATGGATTTAATGTCTGGGCCAGTGGGACTCCAGTGATCCATGTCTTAGTGGCTAGGTTATAATGGTATAGGATAGCTCCTATTATAGCGTATAAATTAAAATATCCATTTGCTGAGGCATGACTCAGCTTAAATGTTATCTGGACCCTGATCCCATTAGTGCTATCTGGCGAGACAGCCAGGGCAGTGCTTTTGATTAGGGCTGTGATATCCAGGGTCCCTGTATATGTTGTAAACTTTACACCATCCTCATGCTGCTCTACACTCATGGTCCCTACCTTTGTCCAAAATAGTGGGACAGTAGTCCAGGGAGGACTCTTATGGAATGATCCATTCCATAGCTGATTATCCAGCTTGAGATAGTCCTGCTTTATCTGGACAGTTCCTGCTGGCCTGGTAGCTCCCAGGACTCCCCTCTGGCCCATCAGTAAATTTCTGATCTGAGTCTCATCATCCACAGCCTTACCCAGTGGCATGAGTGGGACAAAAATATCATTTGATTGATAGGTCCCTGCTGAATTAAATAGCCTCCTCTTATAAGGCTTGACAGACTCCCTGACCTCTATGATATGCCAGTAGCCCCAGGCTTGAAAGATCCTAGCTCCCAGGACATTCATGACCCTGGTCAGGATCTTATGAGCATCATGAGCCCTAAATTTATTATCCAGGACTCCAGTCATAGGGATGCTGGTCTGATTTAATGGATCATGAGCATCTGTCTGAGTATGACTATTCTCATATAGATTGACTCCTGAGTAAAATCCCAGGCCCAGACCTATCCTGTCCATGCAGTTCTTTATGACTGTGATCAGCCCCTGGATGCTTGTATAAGGATCTCCAGCATCATCATAGTCAAATCTTTTGAGGGATCCCAGGCCATCATTAGCCCTGATAGTTATGGCATAAGGAGGATGCTTATAGTCCTCATTATAGACTCCTGGCTCTACCCATCCAGTCCAGGCTAACATCCACTTTTGTCTGACCCTGATATCATCTACTGTGACATTCCCAGCTACATCTATCCAGGCTCTGAAAGATGTAGAGGTAGCTGCTATCTCAAATGTCTTGGTCCCTACAGTATTAAAATTATCATTGTCCCCAGCATCTCCTATGTCTATAGATCCAGAGGTCACAGTCTTAATGGCTGCCTCTATGATAAAGTCCTCTCCTGATGTTAGTATTACCTGGTCCAGTTGTGCTGGAGTCCCTCCAGAAATATAGATAAATTGAGCCTGGCCTGATGGGTTTTCAGTTACCTCATTATTAGCTGACTCAGTAGCTACTGTCCAGTAGTCTGGATCATCAGTAGTCCACTTATTAAAGTTCCCATTTCTTACCAGGTTCCTGGATCTACCCATTACAAATCTCTTGACTATAGCATCCACTGAGCCAGTTGTATCTGCTTTGATCCTTACTGTCAGAGCATTGGTCCAGGCATAGCCAGAGTATTTGCCAGACTCAGTAAACTCTATGGACTCTCCTCCTATCTCTATCCAGATGGATCCAGTAGTTATCTCCAGATCTATCTCATAGTATTGCTCATAGTATAGATCTCCTGCTGCTACAGTCTTAGAGATCTCCAGGGCAGTGTCTACCCTTACAAATCTACAGCCTCCATCAGCTCCCTCTACTATGTAGTTAGTCCCATCATTATTAGCTACAGTCCAGTATCTTAGAGTATTGGTCCCTGTCCAGTTCTTAAATAGATTATCTACCAGCAGATCTCCTCCCAGGGGATCTCTCCATCCTGGATCCTTATAGATGTTTACCTTATAGTCTCTGTCTCCTGCTCTTAAAAATTCTATAAATTGAAAATCTGTTTTACTCCTCAGATTGATAGCTACCTGGGATCCCTTGATAGCATCTAGTATGTTATTCTTATCTCCCCTGGGCCATCCATATTGTAAAGGTCTGCCTGTCCCAGTTACCTCTATGATAGAGGAGGCATATCCATCCAGGAGGATGTCTATCCTGGTAGCTCTCCCCAGTCTATCCTCATACTCTAGTCTATATTTTATTCCGTATGCCATGATCTTATTTTATATCTGTCTCTCCTCTTTTGTAGGACTCATAAGCTATAGCTATTTTATCTCCCTCTATGTAGGTTCTCAGAGATCCAGATCCTGCTCCTACCATCTTCTGGATCTGATCCACTGATAGGACTGCCTCTGGATTGTATCTGCTGGCTCCTCTATGATCTCCTATCATGGCCATCATTGGAGATGCTGCTCCTCCTCCCAGGGCAAAGGATGGGATGATAGAATTAAATAGAGCTGCTGCTGCTGCTCCTGCTATCCCTGCCAGGACCAGTCCAAATGGAGGAGGCAGGGAGGCCATGGCTCCCTTTACCTGGGCAGCCACTCCCTCAGCTATATAGGCTGCTATAGTTTTCTTAGCTGCTCCTGCTGCTGCCTTGGCCATATCCATCATGGATCCTCCAGCATTGAGGGCAGCATCTACCATGGAGTCTGTAGCTGCTACTGCAATATTGCCCATCATCCCCCAGTCCTCTCCAGTGGCCCAGAGTAGATCATCCAGGGTCTCAAAGAGTGGGATATATAGATCTCTGGCCAGGGCTGCATTAGCAGCCAGAGCCTCTCCTACTCCCAGGAGCCTTAGCTGAGTCTCAGCCAGGTCCTTATTAAATTCTTTATTTGCATCTACTAGCTGATCAGTGACAGAGATAAACTCCATCTGAGATACATTATAGGCATCCATAGGACCCTTAGCTTTAGCTATTCCAGCCCTAGCTGCCTCTGCCTTTGCTGCCTCTGCCTGCTTAGCTTTCTCCAGGTCCAGTGCTCTCTGGACCTCCAGCTCTGTAAATCTTTTCTTATAGGCCTCCACCATTACCTGGCCCAGCTTTGGATCATCTATCTTATCTGCTATCTTTTGGATCAGTGCCAGGCCCTGGTCAAAGTCTGTCAGTCTCTCTGCTGCATCTCTCCCCAGATCTCTTATCTTTTCCAGTCCCTCCTCTACCTGGACCAGGGACTCCTGTCCTCCCTTATCCATCCTGGCCCAAAACTTATGCCACCTGTTTATATCTTCATCCTCCAGGGCAGCATCTAAAGTCTCTCCAAAGGCCTGAGCCTTGGTCTGCATATCTACCATAGAGCCTGAGATCTTGACCATCCATCCTGATACATTCTCCAGGGCTGGAGTGAACTGAGTGGCCAGGAGCTCCTTTAAGGTTCCCATATTAGCCTGGAGCTCTGCTGAGTTCCTGGTCATAGTTCCTGCTCCATCTGCAAATGCTGTCTGAGCATCTGTAGACTTTTCCATGATCAGCTCCAGAGTAGCCTGGGCCTTGGCCTGCTGTAGGGCTGTCCCTGTTAATTTCTTCTGTCCTTTCTCCAGGAGCCTCCCCTGGACATCTGTCTCCATGATGGAGATCCCTAACATCTTTAGCTGCTCCCTCTCTCCCAGCATAGCCTTAGCCAGGACCTCACTGGTCTCTGTAGCTGTGAACGTGCCAGCAGACCACTCAGCCAGGGCTCCTGATAACTGGATCATATCAGTGGACATCCCTGCTGCCTCTTTCCTGGTAAACTGCATAGGGATCAGGAGATCCCCTATAGCAGCAGATGATTTCATAAATTCACTCCTGGTCATTCCCATGGATGTAGCTGTAGCTGCTGCTACCTCCTCCACCTGTTGCTTATAATCTCCAAATACTATGGAGGCCTTTCTGTCTATTGCCTCCATGGCTTTAGCTGTATCGGCCAGGGCAGTGATCATCCCATAGATAGCTCTGGCTGAAAAGGCAGCAGCCACTATAGGACCCAGCTTAGCCATCTGGCCTCCCAGTTGCTTGACCTCTTTATTTGCTTTTTTGACTCCCTGCTTTATCCCCTTGGTGTCTGCTCCCAGGGCTATATAGGCATTAGCTATCTCTTTACCTTTGGCCATAATATTATTATTTAATTACTCCATCTTTTTATCAGATCCTCTGCCTCATCTTTACTCCAGATCTTTGGGATCTTTATCTCATCCACAAATGGGAGGGGATAAAATTTCTCTAGAGTCTTTCTATGTCCTCTCCTGACCTTAGAGTTATAGATGATATTTGCTATCAGCCTGGGTCCTACCAGGGCCTGATCTCTCCTGATCATATATCCCTGGGATCTTATCATAAACTCTCCCCAGGTCATCCAGTAAAAGTCATCCCTGGCCATCTGCAACTCTCCTATTGCAAACTCCAGGAGGTCTACTTTTTTTCTGCTGGCTCCACCTCCCCAGGACCAGGCTTAATATCTTTCTTTCTTTCTTTCTCTGCCTCTATTACATCATGGAGATCTTTGATCCTGGCCCCTCCTATCCTGCTCTGGAGCATAAACTCAGCCACCTCATTAAGATTGCCCTGGGTCATGGCTCCTATCCAGTCCCTGGCATCTTTCAGATCATGCTTATCCTTATCTCCATCAGGAGCTCTGGCTGCCCATTCAGAGGACCATAGAGCCAGCTCCATAAATTTCTGCTCATCCAGCTTATCAAATTCCTGGGGCAGGATCCCAGCCTTATCAGACATCTCCATCCAGGAAAACATACAAAACTTAAATGTAGTTATCCTCTTGACTTTAGGTATGCCCAGGAGAGACAGGAGCCTCCCTGTCCTCACTGGGATCCTCTTTGCTATAGTGCTATCCCCTAGTCCCATAGCTCTAGACTGTGGCCTCAGTTAATACTGCTGATCCCTGGAGCTCTAGGCTATAGCTTGCCAGGTCATTCTTTGGCCCATCCAGATTGACTCCACTTATCAGGGCTGATCCTGTAAAGTAAGTCTCCCCAGATCCAGTCTGTCCGTACTTGATAGTCACTACTGTCCCAGCCTTTAAATAGCCCAGGGCCTCAGAGACTCCCTCTGCTGCTGCTGGATCATAGAGTCCCTCTACAGAGATAGTCCATCCAGTCTCTCCTCCAATATACTCCTTAGCTCCTGCTGTAGAGTCTTTAGTGGTAGCATCCAGCATATCTGCTGCTGCTGCCAGTCCTCCTGATATCTGACCTACTACAGTGGCAGATCCAATAATTAAGAGGATGTTTTTTCCATCCATTTTACTCATAGTCTTTACAATTTAATAGTTAATAAAAATCAATTCTGTTCAGTATAATATCTCAGCCTTATTCCCTTGGTCATTAGCCTTACAGTGTCCTGGAGCTCCTCCAGGGATCTCAGCATCTCATGTCTTAAAAAGACTGCTGTATGGTCTGTCATACTCAGATCTGATGGATCTGCCAGCCTCTCACATATCTGGCTGGAGATGTCATCTACATGAGTCCTGGAGCCTCTTTTGTTTGCCCCAGTGACTACATCTACCTGGACAAAGGTCTCCCCTACATAGCTATCTTTGACTCCCTCATCAGTGGTCTCCATCCCTCCGATAACAATGTAGGGATAGGTAGCTGTATCTGGGACTACTGTATAGACTGGGACAGCAGATCCTCCATGAGTGATGGCTGCATCCAGTCTGGAATGAATAGCTGTTAATAATTGTTTCTGTGGATCTTTCATATTACTTAGCTTTATCTATTACTTTACCTACTCTCCTCATAAATCTGGGCCTCTCATGATCCAGGGCTGGTCCTAAAAATGGTTTAGGCCTGGTCCCTGGATGGTTCACTTTCTTGGCCAGGATCCATGTCTTAGATCCTCTAGCTTTCCAGGCCAGCATCTTGGATCTCCTGGGGACTATCACATGAGCCCTGGTCCCTAGCTCCAGGCCCTCAGCGTAATTAGTATTAGCTATGACCCTGCCAGTAAATCCCAGATGTATTATCTCAGTCTCTATCCTGCTCCTCAGTGTCCCTGTATCTACAGCCACTCTCTGCTTAGCTCCTGTCTGGATGTTTAGAGTGGCCCTCTGGATCTCAGACTTTATACCTTTCTGGATAGTATTATTATATCTCTCCAGATCTACCCTGAGCTTTTGCATCTCAGAATTAGGTATATGAAAACTCTTTTTATTAGCCATGCTCTACTCTTTAGTATATCCCTGGACCAGGTAGAAATGTCCTCTAGGATCATCCTCTATCACACTATGCAGGATGATACTTTTAGATCCATAGATTATCTTATAGTCCTCATTAAAGGTAATAGTCTCCCCTCCATACTTGGTCTGTTTTCTCATCAGTACATCATAGGGATAGCCATTGACCTCCTGGCCAAAGATCAGAGCCCTGTCTCCCCTGGAGGGATTGAGTCCTACCTTAATATCTGCCAGCTCACTCCAGGAGGGATCCCCTCCTCCCTGGCTGTCTGAGGCCTCTGTATTTTTATACAGCTTTACCCAAATATGGAGCTTACTTATACTCATAAATAGACTCCTCCCCTGATGTATGGCTGGATGATCCTTAGTATCTCATCAGCTAGTTTATCCAGGGCTGTGACTTTCTCAGATCCTACTGGATATTCATAGTCTATCCCTGCATACTTTAAGACTGCCCTCTTTAAGGCAGGAGGCAGAGCTGTAGTAGTAGCAGCCTCAGCAGGAGAGTAGCCAGCTACATACTCCACCCTGATCCCTGTCTGGACTGTCCCAGCAGCAGATCCCCAGATGGAGTATAAGTTTATCCTGATATCATCCAGGCCCTCCTTATAGTAGCCAGTACCATCTACCAGCTCCTCAGTGGTTCCATCCTGGAAAATCTTTTCAACCTTAGTGATAGATCTTACAGGTCCATAAGGGAGATCTAAATATTTTCTTTTGCCTAGCCTGGTAAAGTCTGCTATAATAGATCTCTCTCCCAGGGAGCTATTAGTAGCTTTCTCTATATGCAGGATAGCTCCATTCAGTATGAGCTGGAGATCATCATCATCCTGATCAGATGACTGGACCACGTGGCTCTTTAGCTCCTCCAGGTCCACTGGCTCCACTGCTCTCCCTGTTGTAAATCTTACAGACATTCCCATGATTAGTCCTCCTCTTTTTTAGTTCTGTTCTTAGCTGTAGGAGGTTTCTGGATCTTGCCCCAGTTATTGCCCTCCATTACCTTAGCCTCCTCCCTGGAGCATTGGAATAAGTCCCCAGCGTGCTTAGTGGTCCTCTGATATCCAAAGGTCCTGGAGGCCTTAAATGTTACTTGCTTTGACTGTCCCATTACTTTACCTCCTTTACAAATCCCCTGCTGGCCAGAGACTTAAATCTCCTCTCTACCAGGACCAGGATCTTATTAATATTCTTATCCTCATAGGCCTTTATGACCTTGCATTTTACATACCCATCAGGGGCTTTGGTTACTTTCTTTTTTGCTGTCATGTTTTCTAAATTGATTAGGTAATTTATTTAATAATATTGTCACTTTAACCTTTGGGGCATCTCCCATCCATTGGAGGATCTCCAGGTCTGTCTGCCTGGGGATGATAGATCCATTAATGGTCAGATATAACTTACCATCTTTCTCTACTATAGAAAAAATCTCATCCTTTATCTGTATCTCATCTGTCATTATATAGCCTCCTCATATCTATTGACATACTTACCCTCCAGGATCTCCTCCATAAATCTCTCCAGGCTCTTAATATCTTTCATAGGATCCAGCCCTCTGGCTCTCTTATAGGCAGCCTTACAGGCCTCATTATAGATACTCTCTCCATCCAGATCCTCTATGGCCTGGGTCCACTGATCCAGGTAGTCTCTCTCTACAAAGATCCCAGCATCTCCCAGGCTCTCCAGGAGGCCTATAGTAGGATGAGCTATCACTGGGATCCTGGAGGCCATGGCCTCTACTGCTATCAGTCCCCAGCTCTCATACTTACTAGGCATGATCAGGATCCTGGTCTGCTTTAATATCTTTTTAATGTCTGGCCCATTCTCTACATACTTGATGTTAGGGATCTCCAGGTCCACCTCCTGCTCTCCATAGCCTCCCTTGACTCCCATAAATTTCCTGTCTGGCATAGCCCTGGCCAGCTCCTGGAGGATCTTACCTCCCTTATTCTCCCATAAGTTTACCAGGGTTATATATCCATCTGTCCTCTTTGGATAGGCTGCTGTAGGTTTAGGAGTAAACTCCTCCACAAATACTGGAGGCCTGACTACTATCCCAGGCTGGGGATATTCCAGCTCCTTAGCTACCCATTCAGAATTATAAATTATATAGACATCTTTAGGCCTGATCCTGATGGTCCCATAGTCATGACTGTTATGGCTCACAAATAGCAGAGGTTTTCTATAAAACCTACAGATATTCATAGCCTTATTGACCCTATCTAAATGGCTCATGACTACATCAGCCCAGATAAAATGATCCTTATTAGGGACATCATGCTCCCTCATTATAACAACCCCATCCAGCTCTCTGGGTCCATCCCATCCAGCTACCACTACTCTGACCTCATGGCCCAGGGCAGTCAGTTTTTTATTTATCCTATGGCTCATCCACTCTGCCCCAGCATTATGCTGAGGAGGGTAGCCATGGATATAGTTTAAAATTTTCATGATCCTGTCTCTTTTTTATTAGTGTATTTTAGTAAATGAATTAGATGGCCATACTCATCCCCTGGTCTGCCATCTGTTAATATCTCATACTCTGGGAGATCCTCTGGCTGCCATAGAGATCTATGGGTCTCCAGGTCATTCCCATTGACTGCTCCCTGCTTACAAAATATGGCTGGAGTGCTTACCAGGAGGATCCCTCCAGGAGCCAGCCATGTCTTTATCTTTGCCAGGATCTCTACTCCTGGTCCCAGGTTAAAATGCTCCAGGACATCCAGGAATAAAATAGCATCATATTTGATCTCTGGCTTATAGTCCTGGATCAGCCCCTCATAGATCTCATCATACTCAGCCCAGGATGGGCTCTTGTATTTCTTAAATCCCTCCACTCCATGGATGATCTTTTTATATGGGAGGACTCCCTCATCCAGCCAGTTCCTGATACAGGATCCATAGATCCCATATCCCAGGCCCAGGTCCAGGATAGTCTTAGCCTCCTGCCTCCATAACTGGTCCATGATCTTTGCTACTGTTGTAAAACTACTCAATGGCATAATTAGTAAACTCTATTTTCATAATATCCCCTTATCATACAGACATGAGCCAGCAGACCTGTAAAGTCATATCTTTAGTATTTAATAGTATTGGTTTTCATGCTCTCCCTGGATGTTCATTG